TTTTTTTTTTCATGAAATTCGCCACGCACAACGCATTATTCTATCGCTAGGATCAAAAGTATCCATAATGTAGCCATCGATAATAGCTGTCAAATGACCGTTAGTGCTTACAGCATATTTCCCATAAGGGTATTCTCTAGCAAATTCTCCGATAGTTTTCGAATAATGGCATTCTCTAGGATATCTATCATCTAGATAATCTTCGATAAATGTGACACTATCCATCATCAAACTATCTTGATTTGCTAGATAGCTTAATTCATTGTAGACTTCGTGCCAATCTCTATCAGTCAATAAAGATATCGCCCTCAAAGTACAATCATCGATATGTCTACCATGTGGGTTTGCATTATAATATCTGTACATTTTACATTTGTGCAATTCTTTGAGCAGTTTGACGAATCATTTGTACTTCTTCTTCTGAACCAGCATCTTCTTTTAACATACGTGCAAAATCTTCCATACTACGTAGCATATATTCTAAGCTCTTTTTGGTATCTTCATTGGCACCATATCTTTCACGAGATTCCATATAACGACCATAATAATTATCCATTTCATCCACGTATTCGTGTCCTCTATATCTTCCACGACTATCACGTTCTCTACGCCCGTAAGAATCTCTTCCTCGTCTATCATATCTACCATAACCATCGTAAGAATCTCTATCGTATCTTCCGTACATTTCACTTTCCTCCTTTTCACACCAATATTCGACATTTGCTATATCTTTATAAATATCCACTAAATCACCAATAGCTTCTAATGTATTTCCTGTTATTTCTCCATTGTTTTCTTGCATTAATTGTTTCACTTTATCAAGACTAGCTCTTTTCAAATCTTCATGTATTATTTTATCCATTGTTTTTCCCTCCTTTCATTAAGAAGTAAATTCAATCATTCTTTTTATTTTTTCATCAAATTTTAAATCTGCTTTTATTGAGATTAATACTTGAATTTCTTCACTAGTCAAAGTTTCTTTAGATAATATTTTTTCTAATTCTTCTTTTATTTTTATATCGATTTTTTCTACCATATTATTTTTCCCTTTCTTTAAGTAAACTTATAATTTCTTCGTTCTGCTTGATTATTTTTTCAAGATATTCTTTATCTTGCCTTTGTAATTCTTGCATTAAATCAGTGTTGTTAAAATCTTGAAATAATAATTGTAAACTTAATGCTTGGAATACTAAGGCTAAATTATTCGTGAAATTATTATTCATTAGGCAACACGTTTGATAATTATTGAAGTAGCTTGTTCTGGAATAGTTACAGGGTTAGTTGCTGTGTTATTTCTTATTCCAAAAGTAGTACCAGCGAAAGCATTAACAATGACTCTAGCACTACCATTTTCAATAGTACCAACTGTTGCTCCTGGTAGATAAATAAAACCACCTGGAATGTTAGTTCCGTTTCTAGTTAAGTTGAATTGCATCTGACCTGCTACTGTTGGCGTTGCGTTTACAATACCCTCTATTTCATAAGTACCTGTTCTTGTTATTGTTAAACTATTTTGGTCGGCACTACACCATTTGTTGCCACCATAGTTATAACCATTAAATGTTACATAATCTCCTGTTGCTAACGTTTGTTCTGTTAAATTATAAGCATCTATCATTTTATTTTTCTCCTTTCTTAATTTATGTATTTTAGGAATACAATTCCCAATTTGTATAAAAAAGAGGATAGAACTATCTCTATCCTCCAACGTATACGTTGATTTTAGCAAGTTCCATAAAGGTTAGTCTTTTGACCTCTTACTTAAATTAAATTATACTGTTTCCGTAGAAACCATTTCCATATCCATAGAAACCATTGTTGTATAATCCCACATATGGACTTGATACTGGATATGCTGGAATTGGGTATGGTCTTACTTGATTTACTATTGAAGTTCCGATTCCATTAGCTGTTATCGTATTCTTCAAATCATTAACTTCTGAACGTAATCCATCGATAGTATTTTGGTTAAGAACGTCAAGTATCTTCTGAGTATTTTCGATACCTTGCGCTCTTAGATTGCAACAACACTCATCAAGTTTTCCTTGCATTGTCAACGCATTGATACTAGCTTGATTTTCAAGTTCAGTAGTCTGCATTAAAATATCACGTTGAGTATCTTTAGCGTTGATTAAATCGCTATACTTAGAGTCTAAGATACTATTTTGCAACCCCATGTTTCCTGTTAGAATATCACTTCTTAAATTACAGATATTTGTTGCGTTATTGCTAAATCCATCTGATATTTGAGTAGTAATACTATCTAACTTTCCACTTGTTACAACATTAGATAATCCATCAGATAAATCACCTTTTGTAGCATTGTTTCCTAAAGCATAACCAAGTAAACCACCGTCAGTCATTCCGAAACCTCCACCGAAGCCTCCGAAACCACCGAAACCTCCCCAACCATTTGAGAATAATAAAGCTATCAAAACAATTCCCCAAATATCACTTCCAAATCCGAATCCGTTTCCAAATCCACTTCCATAAGGCATAATTGGGTAAGGATATGAGTTGTTTGCTCCTGCTAACTCTACAGTTGGTTGAATACCGTTATTCATTAAACACTTCTCCTTTCATGATTTTTTGACTGCTAGATAGCCTATTAAGAGGTACTAATCTAGCTAATACCCCTTAACAAGACATCTAATCTTGTTTGTTTTGTTGATTAAATTGTCCCATCATATTGTTCCATTGTTGTCTTTGTTGTGGATTAAAGTTATTTATAGTTTTGTTTAGAAATTCGTTGGGATCCATATTATTTTTTCTTGCTTGTTGAAACTCTTGATATGCTTGTGGATTTACTCGTTTTAGTTGACTTTCCAACTGACTCATCAATTGTTGAGGCATCTGTTGGAATCGACTTTGCATAATCATTTGAAGAAAGTTGTTCATTATCTAACCTCCCTTTTAATTCATTTAATTGAGCTTGTAAGGAATCTATTCTATTATCCTTTTCTTGTTGTTGTGTCATTAAGAACTCTATCTGCAAATCTTTTTCATCTTTTTGTACTATTTCATTCAACTCGTATGCTTTTATATCTCCTGTAGAATTTTTAAGCCACATAACTGACAAATCTTTACTAAAGAATGGTGTGTCTACAAATACTGTTTCTTTATTTACATCTTCAATCGAATTAACATATCTTATCCCACCATTTCCATTTGGAGCAAGTTGAAAAGTCTGATTAATACTAGGTTGTTGGTTTTGCATAGTTGGTTGACTATTTTTTATTTGTTCTTTCATACTCTGTAACTGAGCAATTTGTTCATCTATTCTGTTATATGTGTTTTGTGGGTTAAAGTTACTACCATAATTATTTATATAAGGATTTCCATACATTTTTATTCACTCCTTTTTACAAAATAAAAAGAGATGTAAGAATAAATCGATTTAACTCTAAATTTAGACTCACACCTCCACAGATAAGGTAAACAGAAAACGTTTTTATCTCGTTTTCTAAATAAAATTATATATTAATATTCGACATAAAAATCACAATGTTTGCTAATAAAAAACACAAAAAAAAGTGCTTAATAGCACCTTTTATTAATCTAAATCGCTGATAGCACTTGTTATAGAATTTCTAGGTGATTCTTCCACACTAGAGCTTTCATCATCAGCTAATCTAATAACTTGCTTAATGTTTGCAAATATAGGTAGTTTTCCTTCATCGTTTGGTTTACTACCTTCTCTGTGAACAACTTCACATATAAGTTCCTTACCAACTATTTTACTAGCATCTTCTTTAGGATCAATTTCGTCACCATCATCTAAACCTAAAGCTGTACAAAACAACACACTTAAAGGATAAATGGCTCTAACAAAATCATAATTACTATTGATAAAACCTCCTTCACTATCTTGGAAAGTAACATCTATGTGTGTTGGTTTCCCACTTGGCTTAGCCTCTGCTTTCGTTATTTTTAATCTTCTTTCTCCCTCTGGTACTAATTTAAAATTCGATTTTAAGTTCATCACTAATTTCATATTATCTATTCTCCTTTACTCTTACTTAATCTATAAGTTAATTCTTTTTCTATATATTTTTCATACGTCTTTGGGTTTTCTTTTGCAAATTGTTTTTCATTAAACTTTTCTTTTATTGTTCCGTTTAAGGAATATTGTTTACAACTTATCTTAGTCTCTCCATCAGACAAACTATTCATTAAACCCTCTTTAATGCTTGTTTCAAGTATTTTTAATTCTTTTTCTTTACTATTTATACCTGAATTTTCTTTCAACAAGTTTATTTCATCTGTTAATTCTCTAGCTCTATCACACAAATCTTCAAGCGACGAATCATTTAAAGGTTTACTTGTTCTTATAATGTCTAGATATTCTTTATCTTTTGTTTCATCAAACTCAGGTGAAATACCAGTTTCTATGTATTTTTTCCACCATTGTTCACAATATTCAATAGCTTCTTCAAAGGTGATATATTCACCACTAGGCATTGGTATTAGAACATCCTTTATCTTTTTAACAACCATAATAGTATTTTCACTATTTGGTTCAAATTGTTCAGGATGGTTATAATCTAAATCTTGTGGAAAGCAACATATAAATAAAACCCTATCTAAACCTTTTAAATAAGAATATAGACAACCCTGTAATAAATAAGATATAGGTACGTTATTATTACCCCATTCTTGTGGTTTGGAACTTGATTTACATTCCACAATCATTGTTAATGATTTTAAATCTTCTTTTGTTGCGACAGCATCGATGATACCGCCAAATACATCACTATCATCAACAAAATTATTCCATTTATATTTATCTATATTATTACCATAATATTCTTCGATACTCATAACATTTGGAAATTTTTCTCTAGCCATATTTATTAATTTTGGTTCTACAGATTTTCCAAATAATGTATATTTACTATCTTCAAAAGGTAATTTTGCAAGTTTTGTAATTTCTACCCATGCACCAAATTCTGATTGATAAGGATTTAAACCTAATACACTTGCGATACGATGGCCGGTTATTCTCAGTTTTTGTTTTGGTGCTTCTGATAAAATAATATTTTTATTATCTTCTCCATAACTCCATTCTTTAGCCATTAAGCACCAACTTTCTCTAACTTATTCTTAACTTTTAAATCTATCTCTAAAATATCAGCACTTGGAATATCAACACCACTTGTTAGTAATTTAAGAATAGGATCACCATAATTATTATCTCCAGTTAGTTCTCTAACTTTCATGATATTATTTACAATTTCTTTAATATCTTCATCATCACTTTTTTCTACTTGCACTTGTTGTACTACTTCTTTCTTAATTTCTTCTTTCTTAGTTTCAGGGATATAAACAGGAGTTTTTGGTTCCTCACTCTTCATAGTTTCCTCAGAAACCTCTTCATCACCAATATCTTTTGGAGAAAAGTTTTTCATAAACCATTGTCTAAATGCTAATGTATTAGCACCACTAATAGCTTTATCAATATTATCACTACCTTGAGCAATTGTAAAATATTCTTTACTAACGCCTGTATCTATATCAGTAAGTGTTGCTTTTGTTTTGATAGTTGCAACATGAATTGGTGATTTACCACTTGGTTTTACTAGTTCTTTGTCAAAACTAATAACCTCTACAACATCATGACTAAAATCTAAGTTACATTTTAAACAACCTTCTTGTAACGCGTTGTAGAATTGTTTAATATTATAATATTCACCACCACCTAAATTACTAGGCAATTCCTCATCATAAACAAACTTATAGTTCCTAATATAGTTTCTCAATTCGTTTATCTTTTTATATAACGAACTTTGTAACATAATATTATCGTTCAATCTTTCATCCGTAAATTTCATTTCTTTTCCACTCTCACTTTCCTTGATTCTTCCAACTAACTTTTGATTTTGTTCTATAGCTTTATCTAATTTTTCTTTTAATTCTTGTTTTGTTGGTTCTGCCATATTTATTACCTCATTTCTTTCTTTATTTTTTATTAATTTTATTAATTCATCTTTTTTAATTTTCTTATCTATTTCTAAACCTAAATTTTTAGCTCTTTCTAATAATTCTTCTTTTTTTAAGTTTACTAACCTAGGTATTCCCAAGAAATCGTTTGCTTTTTCTTGTGCAAACTCAATGTACCATTCTTTATTTATATTGTCAATTGTGCATTTATTACCGTTGTCAACTATTGGGTTTGGAGGACAGTTTGCAAGTGAATCACGTCTTCCGTTTGGTTTTACTTTTACAATATTACCACTTGGAATGTTACCACAATATATACGATTATGTCTTTGCAGTAAAATGTCACCATTTTCACTTTCTTGTACACATTTTTCATATGTTGATCCTAAATGAGATATTATTTGAAATCTAAATATATCTGTACAATTATTTATGGTTTCTTCTATGGGAATATCAAATAATAGTCTTTTAAGAACCGCTTCACTTATTATACTTAAAGAATTACTTTTTAAACTATCTTTAAAAGAATATTCAAATATCTTTTTTTCTTTGTTCCATTTGAACTTGTGTTCTCCTCGAGTGAGTTCACCACCTTTATAATGAACTTCATAATCATTATCTCCTACTTCAACAATTTCACAATAGTTATTTACATCTCGCATAATTATTTTAACTATTTTATCTTCTTCTAATTCTAGTCCTGTTAATTTCTCCCAATCATGCAAAACTTTATGTGCTTGTTCTTTATATTCTTCTTCAATAGTGTACATAACAGCATCGGTATTAGCAGATGTCATTTCGAGTGTCGGTATTTTCTGTAAGTCATATATTAATTGCAAGATGAATAATTGACCTGTGGTACATATCGAAAAACCTTGGAGATTATCGTAAAGTGCGTTGAACGTAGCTCTAAGTGTTCCTATTACGTATACGCATTTAGAGGCAACTTAAGACCTAACTTTAAATCACCATTTGTAAGATTTAATGGTTTGAGAAAATCATCAGACAATTCGTTATGCTTAGCTTTCATTCTCATGGAAAGCAAATCAACATACGCTTGTTTATCTCTTTGATTTCTACTTGAATAACCATATAACCTAACTAGGTTAGGATATAGTGAACCTACATCCCAGTTCTCTAAAACACGCATTTATTCATCACCACCTTATCATCTATACACATTTCAAATCATCTCCTCTATCATAATTATAGACACCTTCTTTTATAAAAGCATGACACCCGCCA